GCTTGGGACGGAACAAATCTATTATCTTCAGATTATGATTCAAAAGTAATTTATAAACATAGTGGTTTCACTACAACAATTACGACCAGTTTTTCAAGTCCATCAACTTCTCCAATGAATATAGCTTGGGATGGAACAAATCTAATAAGCATTGACCAAGCAAGTGATATTATTTATATTCATTCAGGATTTTCTACAACGATTTTAGATAGTTTTTCAAGTCCTAGCACAAGTCCAAGAGGATTAGCAATTTATACAGAAGTTCCAACTCCTTCTATAAGAATAGCTAAAATTGTAGGTGGTTATAAAACAAATTCTGAAAAATCAGCTAAAATTCAAGGTAATGAATCAGAAAATGATACAAGAAGTGCTAAAGTTTTAGGAGCAATAGATGTTAATGATTTTAGAACTTGTAAAATCCACGGAATAGATACAGAAACAGATAATAGAAGTTCTAAAATTACTGGAAAAATAAATAATGAAAGAATAGCTAAAATACACGGAAGTATAATAGATAATAGTATTAGACAAGCAAAAATTAGAGGAGCAAATGTTGAAAATAGTGTTAGAGCTTGTAAAATAGATGGTTTCTTTGATTGGGATTCAGCAGAAATGGATATGTCTCAGAATATTTATACTATAGAAAGTATAGATAGGAGTATTTGTTTTTTAAATGGAAGAACAGTAATTAACGATGTATCTGATGATGGTGCTTCTACGATGAGTGCTGCATTTTTTGATAAAGATAATTTAGGTTCTCCAAATTTAGATGATGAAATTATAATTACTAAAGGAACAAAAATAATTTTTGCAGGAAGATTGATGGAAATTTCTTACGATAGACTAGGAGCAAATGAAAGTGTTTTAAATTTATCTTTTACAGATTATACTCGTGATTTAAACAGAGAATTAGTAGCTGAAAATTACAAAAATATGACAGATAGAGAAATTATAAAAGATATAATTCATAGATATACTATTGGAACAGAAATTACAGCTACAAATGAAAATATAGCTGAATTAGTAACATTTACTAATATAAACTTTAATTATTTAACAGTAGGAGAAGCTTTAAGTAAAATATGTGAATCTACTGGATACCATTGGTATATTGACTATGAGAAAAATATCCACTATTTTCCTTCTTCAGAGAATGTATCTAATTATAGTATAAAAGCTGATTCTTCTTGGTTTACAAATCTTAATATCAGTAAAGATAATTCAAATATCAGAAATAGAGTTTATGTAAAAGGTGGAGTTTATCTTTCAGATGAAATTACTATTTATCAAGTAGCTGATGGAGAGCAAACAACTTTTATTTTACCAGAAAAGCCTAGTGAAATAACTATAACAGAAGGAGCAGTAACAAAATCTTGTGGAATTAAAAACATTGATACTTTTGATGATTTTGATTATTTGATGAATTATCAAGAAAAATATGTTGAAACTGAAGTAGCCCCAACTCAAGGAACTGTTATGACTTTTGCTTTTAAATTTTATATTCCAGTTATAGTAATTGCTGAAGATAGAAATAGTGTTGAAGAAGTAGGGCATTTTGAGTATATGATTGCTGATACTAAAATATCTTCTAAAGCAGATGCTAGGTCAAGAGCATCAGCAGAATTGACTGATTATGGGAATACTATGATTGATGGAACTTTTGAATGTTGGGAAGGTGATTTCTATGCTGGACAATATGTTAATGTCCACTTACCATTAATGGGAATAACAAATGAAGATTATATTGTCCAAAAAGTTACTGCTACTAGTATTAGTGGAGGATTTTTCAAATACAAAGTCACGATTGCTAGTGCTAAAAAACTAGGAATTATTAAATTTTTAAAGAGAATGTTAGCAAATGAGAAAAATAAAATTGAATCAGATTCAGAAGATGTTGTTGATGGCTTGTATTCTCCTTCAGGACAAGATATAATTATAACAGATGAAATAACAAGCAATGAATTATATAATATTTCAAGTGGGTATGTATTTGATACAGCAAAATTTGATTTATCAGAATTTATTGGTTAATTAAAAATTATGACTAAAAATAACGGACAAGTAAAAATAGCTTTCAATGTTCACGGATTTTTCACGGATGTTAAGACTGGGAAAATTACTGATACATTTGAAGGGAAAAACCTGGTGGTTGATTCAGGTTTAGAAAGTCTTGCAGCAAGATTGGCTGGTTTAGATACTCCTATTAACAAAAGAGGGACTATTACATATTGTGCAGTAGGAACTGAGGAACAGCTGTGCAATCTACGGACACTGCTTTAGTAGCAGAATTAGATAGAAAACAAGTTTCAGTTAGAGATTATACATCAAAAGTATCTAGTTTCACAACATATTTTAATACTAGTGAAGCAAATGATACTTTGTTAGAAATAGGTTTATTTGGGGATGATGCTTCATCTATAACAGATTCAGGAACGATGTTTGCACGGCTAGTCATCAATAAAACAAAGACTAGTAGTGAAACACTTACAGTTATTTGGGAGATTACTTTTTCAAGCACTTAATAAATAGTTAATAATAAAAATATGGCATTTGAAATAACAGAAGTATTTGCACCGAGTGAAGATGTTTCTTCAGAAAGGTTTAATACAAATTTCACAGCAATAGAAACAGCAATAAATACTAATACACCTTCTGGAATTATATCTATGTGGTCTGGTTCAATAGCTACTATTCCAACAGGTTGGTATCTTTGTGATGGGAACAACGGAACTCCAGATTTAAGAGGAAGATTTATAGTAGGTGCTGGTGGTGCATATAATCCAGCAGATAATGGTGGTGTGGCTTCTATTGATACAAGACACGTCCATACAGGACCAAATCATAGACATTACTGTAATTGGACTATCCAACCTTATCCTGCAGGAAATGATTATAGTGATACTGTTGAGAATGGAGATGAGGATACACCTGCTGGTTCTGACCATCAACACAGAGTTCAGTTATATACAGATTATGAAGGAACTGGAAATACAAGTTCTTCAGGAAATTCAGCACAAGAAAATAGACCACCTTATTATAGTCTTGCTTATATAATGAAAAGTTAAGATTGTCAAGATTTAGTTTTAATATTATAATTTAAGTATAAAAGGATGTTTAATTATCTTAAAAAGACTTTAATGTTTGAAACAATAATTACCAAAAGTGAAGAGTTCTTTAGGAACTTTTGGGTGAAAATACTCTCCTTAATACCTTTATGTTTTTTTAATTTTGCTGAAAGAGAAAAAGTAGTAGTATTTGCTTTATTGATGATAATGTTAGTTGATTGTTTTTTAGGTATAATGAAATCATCTTATGTAGATAAAAATTTTAGCTGGAATTTATTAGCTAAAAAATTTAGTATGAAATTTATTATGTATTTTTTGTTTTTAGGAGCATCATTTATTTTGTCTAAAGCTTTTGAATTAGTAGGATGGTGGTTTTGGGCTGCTACTTCTTTGATTGCTTTTTCAGAATTTGGTTCATTAGCTCTCAAAGCACAATCTCTAGGTTTACCGATAAAATCTGATATTATTACAGCTTTGAATTGTAAATTAGAAAATTGGGTATTATCAATTATAAATGGAGCTACTCTAACAACAGAACAAGTCACTCAAAAATTTGAAGAAACAAAAGCCGAAAAATTAGCTGAATATAACACAGAAAAAGCTGTAACAATTAAGAAAAGTCAAAATTGTGAAGCTATAAAAGAAGAAAAATTTGTTAAAGAAACAGCTAAAAGACAAAAAGAATTTGTTCATTCAAAATCAAATACAACACAAGAAAAGTAGAAGTGACTTTTAATTTTTTAACATCAACTATATTATTCTTG